TTAGAACGTTAAGTTGCGAATCAGAGGTGCTGCCGTTGAACCGCCGCTCATCTGCACGCGAACACGGCTTACTGACGGCTTGGCGCGTTCTTCGCCAGTGTAGCTATTGAATGTGCATGGCCCTAGCACCAGGCGGGGAACTCCGCGGAGAATTACGGTTTCACCGGCTTTTGGATGCTTGCGATATGCCTTGCGGCGTTGTGCTGCGTTCATCGTGTAACCCTCTGCTGCAATCATGGTTTAGCGAATCATCCCGATCTTCATGCGCCTCGGGCGGCTACTTCGTGGGCATCCTGCCTGTTCGCTGTTGATGATGTGATATTAGGTAATGCCTAATTTTATGTCAATAGGCGATGCCTAATATTTTGATCGAAAAAAATCATTGGGAATGAGGGGTAAAACAAGGTGGGAATTAAGTTAGTGACTTTCCATCAGACCATACGAGTTTAAGTACCGGTCTTTTGGGGAGTGGTGCTTTTAACTAACGGTTTGTTTTCAGAGAGATATTTTTTAACTTTTGTATCAAGCGTACTAACATATGCCCGCACATCTGCATCAACCCAGGTTGGTTCAGATTCGCCAATTGATAATAAAAAATCGACAATTACGCGTCTTTCTTCTGAAGCATGCGAGTAGGCATCATAAATTCTGTGCCCCTCTGACAGCTCGCCTGGCAGCGTGGAAGAGTTACACATTAGGGGGGGGAACTCTTTCAGCCCCCAGTGCTCCGGACCTACTACATCCGAGAAATAACCCCATAATTCCGGCAACTTATCTTTACTGATTGAACCCTTCTTGATCCAGTCATGAATTGATGGGGGTTTAATTTTGAAATGACGAGCGATCTCCGCCTTGGTCTTGACGGCACCCGAAGAAATTTTCCTGTTAATGGCCTGCTCGATCGCTTGACCCAACTCTTTACCGCTAAGCATTGCCTAATGATCCTCACAATTATGTGGTTAGGCAATTCCTATTGACTGTATATTAGGCGTCGCCTAACATTATGTGTGTGGAAAACTAGGAGCCTAATTTGTGAAAAAAGAAAATTCAGTACTCAAACAGGCCTGCATAGACCTAGGGGGGCAGGCTGCAATGGCCAGACTCTTAGGGGTTTCGGCACCAACCATTAACCAATGGATTAATGGAATAAGGCAGATACCGGCTGAGCGATGCCCTGAAATTGAAAAGGCAACATCTGGAGCAGTGACATGCGAACAGCTACGGCCAGATGTTGATTGGACTTACCTGCGCGGTACACGTCCTTGCTCTTCAGGTCAGGAAACAAACGCAGCCTGAACTGCATACGGAGTCTAGCGCCCCGGCGGGATAACAGTAACTACCAAAGGAAAATCAACATGGTAGAACCAAATTTGAAAGACGTAGTGAAGGGCATGTGCAAGGCAGTGGCTGGTGGTCGATCGGCGATGGCCGGCGCATTGGGCATGTCGGAGACGGCGTTCAACAACAACCTCTACGAGAAGAACGGTTGCCGCTTCTTCGAGATCGGTGAACTGGAAGCGATGGAGGATATCTCGGGCACCAACCTGCTGACCGAATATTTCGCCCGGCGCCGGGGTTTGCTGGTGGTGGAGATCCCCGCTCTGGACGAATTGGACCAGGTGGAATTGTTCAGCAAAAGCATCCGCACCGCCGCACACCGTGGGCATGTGGATCAGATCATTCAGGAGTCGCTTGCTGATGGCGTCATTGATGAGAAAGAAGCTGCCGAGATCATGCGTTATCACCGCAAGCACCTGCAAGCGCGTGATGCAGAGATTAGGGCGGTGCTGGCGCTGTTTGGCAAAAAAGCCAAGTGCCAGAAAGGGTAACGCCCAGAGGTTGCAGCCCCTGGGCGTCGGTGCGAGTAAATCAGTGTGTGGAGAAATAATCGCATGAGCAATTTAACCAGAAATTCTATGGTGCCGCAAATCCGCTGCCGTGCAATGACTGGCGGTAATTCTGCGTCGCCGTTCCGGTATGAGGTCAATGTACTGGGTCGGTGGATTGCCAGCAACTACCAGTTTGCTCGATGGGTGGTAGATGGCGGCGCCTGGTTGTCACGACACAGCGAGGTGAAGCATGACTAATCTACCAGCGACCGGGATCACTATGACCAGCCTGGAGCTGGTGGACTACATCAACGCTGAACGTGAGTCGAAAGCGATCGCCGCCGGCGCCTCGTTCCCGAGCAAGGGCCATACCCGTTTGCGCCACGCTGATTTCATGGCGAAGGCGCCGCGGGTATTGGGTGAAAACCACTCAACGAAATTTTTCGCTCAGTACACCGACCCGACCGGGCGTGAGCTTCCATGTCTGCACTTACCCAAGCGCGAAGCCTGCCTGATGGCAATGAGTTACAGCTACGAGATACAGGCGAAGGTGTTCGATCGCATGACGGCGCTGGAGCAGGCCAACGTACCGGCGCCACAGCTGCCGGCGACCAAGACAGACCAGATCCAGGCCGGGTTGTTGATCGTGGAATCTGCTACCAAGCTGCTTAATCTCTCTCAGTCGTCACGCCTGGGGGCATTGCAGAAGCTGCAAGAGCTGGCTGGCCTGCCGGCACTGATGCCGGTATACGCCATTGATGCGCCATCGGATGCCGTTGACGGCTCCAGCCGGCCGACAGCGGCGATCACCACTCTGTTGAAGCTGAACAGCAGCACGATGAGCACGCCGGTGGCCTATCGCATTCTGGAGCGGCTGCGGATAGTCGAGCGTAAAAGCCGCCCAAGCCGGCGCCACGGTGAAAAGCACTTCTGGTCGATCACCGGCCCCGGTCTGCGGTTTGGTAAAAATATCACCTCGCCGAACAACCCGCGGGAAACCCAGCCCCATTTCTATGAATCGCGCTTCCCTGAGTTGCTGCAGCGCATCTACGACGAATGGAGGCGCGGCTAATGGAAACCGAAGTTATCAAACCCTGGGTCGAGAACTATCGAGATACGTATGGGGTGGTTGTCCGCACTGTCGGTGTTGATGTTGTGAATCAGCGGGTGATCTTTATGCGTCCGAACTACGACAAGGAGTGTGTCCAGCCACGCCGGGAGTGGGGCCGTAAGTTTGTGAAGGTGGATGAATGACGATCCGAACTAATAGCGGCATTCAGGCCGGCAGCCTTTACCGCGATCGTAATTTTGTGGTGGTCCGGGTGCACAGCACCGATATGGACCGCGGGACGGTCACCTACAGCCCTGTAGGGCAGGAATGGGCGATCACCACAGCAATGATTATTTTCCAGTCACGTTTTATCAGGTTTGACGTATGAGCAGAATATTTGAAGTTGTTCAGGCCATGTCTGGGCAGAAGAACTGCATAGTGATCCCCGGCCCTTACCTGGATTATTTTGCCGGTGATCAGCAGTCCTTTGCTCTGGCCGCTGTGCTGAATCAGCTGGTGTTCTGGACAGGGAAGTCATCACAGGATGATGGCTGGTTTTACAAGACACATGAAGAGCTTGCGAGTGAATTACGCGGTGTCAGTGAAGACCAGGTGCAGCGTGTTGTGAGCAAGCTTCGTAAGAAGTATTTGCCGGGTGTTATTGAAGTCTCTACCCGTAAGGTAAATGGCACCCCGAAGAATCATTATCGTATCGATGGCGATAAGCTAATTGCTCTGATTTTCCCGCCAGTAGTGGAATCCGCAGAATCGCGGAATGGAAAACGCGAAACTACGGAATCAACTACGCAGAATCACGGAATGGAAAACGCAGAGGTGCGGGAACAACGCCGCGATTCTGCGGAATCCTATCTCTATACAGATCACTACACAGATCACCACAAACAGATCCAAAACACTTTTGGTCAACCGCCGGCGGCGGCCGACCAGGAGGATATTGTTTCTGAAGAAATTCACATCACTGACCAGGCCATTCTGGTGCTGAAACACCTGAACCAGCTGACGGGCGCCAAATACACCACGGCCAAATCTACCCTGCAGAACATCCGGGCTCGGCTGGTGGACGGACACACGCTGGAGGAACTCAAACTGGTGGTGGAATACCTCGTTGATCGCTGGCTGGGCACCAAATGGGCCAAGCACCTGAACCCGGAAGCGATGTTTAAGCCGGTCAAGTTCCCGGGCAACCTGCTGGCGGCTACAGCCTGGCATGACGGCGGGCGGAAGCCTGAGCAAGCCCGTTCGGCGCCGGCGGCCTGTGCAGAGCGTGACGCGGCCTATCGTCGTTTCATCGGTAACAGTCTGCCGCTTCAAAACCCGGGCGAGCTGGAGACGTTGGCGAGAACTGAGGCCAGCAAAGCCGGCGTGCGCACCATGCAGCCGAGTTACGCAGTGCCGGCATGGAACCGCATTTGGGCTGATTGTGCCCAGCGCCTGAACGGAGGGAAGGCCGCATGAAACCAGTAACCAAACAAATTTGTGGCGTTACCGTCTTCCCGCTGGTGGCTGTACTGCAGCAGCTCCGCCGGTGGTGGTCTATCCGAGGGCTGCGAATCCATTGGGCTGATGGTCAGGGCGTGCGCCGCATTGCTCGTGAGCGTGATTGGCAAGGCGTATTGGCATGTTTCAACATCGAGCAAAACTATAGCTTTATCAGATTGTTGGCAAAGGCAGAGCAGCAAAGGGGGATCCTGTGACATATCAACTTAACGTTGGCCGCTGTGAAGAGGTCCTGCGCGGCATGGCCGATAACTCTGTTGACGCCATAGTAACCGATCCTCCTTACGGCCTGAGCTTCATGGGGCATAAGTGGGATTACCAGGTGCCTACGGTAGATCAGTGGACAGAATGCCTGCGGGTGCTCAAGCCTGGCGGCCATCTGCTTGCCTTCGGTGGCGCTCGTACCTATCACCGCCTGGTGGTAAATATCGAGGATGCCGGCTTTGAAATTCGTGATCAGCTGATGTGGATTTATGGCAGCGGGTTCCCGAAATCGAAAAACCTGACTGGTGAGCACCAAGGCAAAGGCACGGCCTTGAAACCCGCGCATGAGCCGATTGTTATGGCTCGTAAGCCGCTGCTGGGTACGGTAGAGGGGAATGTGCTGCAGTTTGGAACCGGGGCATTAAACATCGATATTTGCCGGGTACCGACAGAGGAAGCATTAAGCGGTGGCACTGGTGGCCTACTGTCTCATGTTCGTGATGAGAAAACCCCCGATAGTGGGGAATGGAAATCAGATCAGCTTGGCCGGTGGCCAGCCAATGTTTTGCATGATGGAAGCGAAGAAGTGATCGGCGAGTTTCCTCAAAATTCGGGCGCTCGTTCGCCAGTCAAGGGGACGGAACCAACGGCCAATGGGTTTAGCGGCGCGGTAGAGTTCGGCGGCATGATCAACCGCGTGCCTGGTGCGTTCCACAACGATCAGGGGAGCGCGGCACGTTTCTTCTACTGCGCGAAGGTCTGCAAATCGGAACGCGATGAAGGGATGGATCGTTTACTTCCGTTCACCGCCAGCGACATGACCGGCGGAAGAAAAGAGGGCAGCGCTGGTCTTAATGACCCTCGCGCTGGTGCTGGACGTACTGGCGGTGCTAGGAATAACCACCCGACAGTGAAACCCGTTGAGTTGATGCGCTACCTTTGCCGTTTGGTTACACCTGCTGGTGGCGTCGTTCTCGATCCATTCATGGGCTCAGGTTCAACAGGTAAAGCGGCACTGCTTGAGGGGTATAGCTTTATTGGCGTTGAGTTGGATCCTGACCATTTAACCACGGCCGCGGCACGCATTGCACATTCAGCTAAGGCGGTAAGCGGATCATGAGGATGTTATTAACCCCTTACCTACAGCGTGATCTGGGTGTGGTGCTGCTGCGCCCTGGTAGTGAACTGTTGCACTATTTCAGCGGCCAGCGCCGGCTGCTGATTGCCAACGAGCCAGAAGAGCTAAAACCGCTCCCATCGGGTTTGCTGCCGGTCGCCGATCAGAGTCTGGCCAATGATCCGCGTCTGTTGCCATTCTTCCTGCATGAGCGAGTTATTGGCGCTGCTGGTGGTGTTACTGCGCTGCGTGAGTGGCTGAGCCGCGGCACCGAGTGCCAGTGGCCACATGGCGACGATTATCACCATCACAACATGGATATTCTGGATTATGACGGCTTGCCGGTCCGTTTGTGCTGGCACCATGAACACCTGCTTCGGGAGCAAACCCACCCCACGCTGGACGCTTTGGCAAAGCAGAATGTTGCGGATTGGCTGGTGTACCGGGCCCGCACGCACTTTCGGTTCAAAGAAGACCACCAGCTGAGCCTGCCGGAATTGTGCTGGTGGGCCGTGCTAAATGGGGTTTCCGATCTGCTGCCTGATTCGGTGGCGCGCTCGGCATTGCGCCTTCCACCAGCACCAGACGAAACAGGTACGCGTAAAGAGTCGGATATCGTCTGGGAAAAGGCGCCGAAGGCGATAATCAACGAGCGCGTGGAGAAGGTTAAGCCGGCGTTACTCGTTGATGTGGACCCGGCTCCGCCGGCGGGATTTATGCTGCGGCCAAAATTGACGCGCTGGGAATGTGAAAAGTACACCCAGTGGGTGAAGTCGCAGCCTTGCTGCTGTGGTTGTGGCCTGCCGGCAGACGACCCGCATCACATCATCGATCACGGCCTGGGCGGCACTGGCACCAAGCCTCACGACATTTTCACCATCCCTCTGACCCGTAAATGCCATAACGAACTGCATGATGATGTAGCGGCATGGGAGGCCAAACACGGCAGCCAGCTGTTCCACCTGGTGCGCACGCTGAATAAGGCATTCGGGATTGGGGCGATCACTACGGCAAACAAACGCGGAGCAAAACGATGAATCAACAATATCTGGAGTATGTCCGTGGTGCTGTATCGCTCGCCCTGGCTGATATCCATGGTCAGAGTAAAGGCCAGCTGGCGGCATTCGAGGGTTCGGCAATGATCCGCACAACACGTTTTAAGCGCCAGAAGGTTCGCACAGTGGTATTGGAAAAGCGCAGAGTTTGCCCGATAACGGATCCGATGCACTGCCCTGAGACGCGAACCAGAAAGAAACCCTTCCCGCTGATTGAGGAACTGACCTATTGCACCAGTTCCTGGCGCCGGGCCATTTCAGTGCTGGATACCCATCAGGAAGCATGGCTGCGCTATTGTTACGGTGATTATAATTACCATGATAAACAGTTGCAGGTGGTTCCTTATATCTGGGAACAATTCTCAGATCAGTGTGCGGTACGCCTGAGCAAAAAGGTAAGACTCAGGCTGCAAGGCTTGGCATTGCTGGCGGTGCAGGTGGTCGCCAGTGAAATAAAAGGTCTGCCGCGGGAGTACACCTATACGAATCTTGCCAGCATGACCGGAGTCCAGCGGAATAACTGGCAAATGCACTATGCCGGACACTGGGAGCGCCTTTTGCTGCTAATCAAGGGGTTGGATGAAAACGCGCTTTTCAGTGTCGCTAACCAAAGAATAGCAAGAAGACAGCTTTTAACAGCATGATGCTTGCAAAAGTGAACAAAATGAGCCATATTTAAGGCTAATTTGATATTTTGCCAATATTGCAAATGGCGCAAAACCTCGCTTCGGCGGGGTTTTCTTTTTGGTGGGTCAGATTTCAGCCGCTGGTGGTGTTTCCCATCGGCAGTGATCCACCAGCGACAATTACAAAGCGACAATTCGCGTCAATTACAGGCTGCCATTTGGCGGCCTTTTTCGTTTTACCCACAGCACAGCCCGATAACCGGGAGGTGGAGAGCATGAAGATGGACGAGCGATACAGTAACGCCACCTACGGCAGCGCTGGTCTTGCGGCTTTCTTCGCCAGCCTGTCGTTACAGGACTGGGGCTTCATCATTGGCGTTGCATTCAGCATTGTCCTGGGTGTTTTGACCTACAGGCTCAACAAGCGTGAGCAGATGAAGCGCACGAAGATACTGCAGGACATTCTGACCAAAACCGACGCCAGTAATCCTTCGGCGACCGCCCGAGTGATCGCCGACCTTAGCCAAAAAGCCCCGAAGGAAATCTAACATGAACTCCAGCCTGCGAAATAAGCTGCTTGCCGCTGCTGGCGGTGGGGCTATGGCGATTGCTGCCGTTCTGATCCCTTCGCTGGAGGGATTGGAGTACAAGCCTTATCGCGATGTTGCCGGCGTACTCACGGTTTGTTACGGCCACACTGGCGCCGACATTATTCCCGACAAGACGTACACAGAAGCCGAATGCAAAGCGATGCTGGATAAAGATTTGGTGCCTTTCGCGCGTTCTGTAGAGCGTTCAGTGAAGGTGCCAGCCAGTGAATACCAGAAAGCGGCTCTGATCAGCTTCAGCTACAACGTAGGCGTAAATGCCTTCGAGTCGTCCACGTTGTTGAAAAAATTGAATGCCGGTGACAGCCGCGGTGCTTGTGACGAAATGAAGCGTTGGAATAAGGCCGGCGGCAAGGTCTGGAAGGGGTTGGTTAACCGGCGTGAGGTTGAGCGCGAGATCTGCAACTGGGGCCAATCATGAACGGCTGGATGAGCAAGATCGCCGGTAGCAGCCTGGCGCTTCTGTTACTGGTGGCTATCTGCCTTGGCGGTTACAGCTCGCTGTTGTCGCACAGGTTGGAGCTGGCACGCCAGCAAGTTGCGGAGCAGAAAAAGACGCTGGCGCAGCAGGCAGGACTGATCACCACACTGCGCGCGGATGACGCCCGTAATCGCGCAATGATGGCCGAACAGCAACGGAGAGAGCAGCAGCTGCGCCAGCAGGGCGAAAACTACCAGAGGAAATATCAGGATGCCATTAAAAATGACGAGTGTGCCCGCCGCACTGCTCCTCCCGCTGTTATTGGCCTCCTGCGCGGAACGGACGCCGCCGCCGCCGGCGCCGATCGTGCTGTTACCCCCTGAATCGGTGTTCACCCCCTGCGAGCAACCAAAACTGAAGGGTGATACCTGGGGCGACATTGGCAGCCATGCGCTGGCGCTTCAAACAGCGTTATCAATCTGCGCCGGCCAGGTGGCCACGCTAAACCAATGGCGGGTAGCCGCCGGGAGAAACCATGAGCAAAATCGTACTTACCCTGGAACAGATTAAAGAGCTGGCGCGCTTCGCAGAAGATGAAGGCCAGCCGTCCTACACCATTATCACCGGCCATGTTCCAGCGTTTGAGGCTGAGGATGGAGAGATGGTTGCGGAGTACAACGGCCTGATCGCCTACTCCGGTTCGGAAAATCACAGCGTTCTGCAATTGGGCTGAATTTATATAATTCTGAAAAAGGCATTCACTGAGTGCCTTTGACAGAATAAATGCACTGAATTCTCGTGTGGTGTTCAACTGCGTCGCCGGGGTTTTATCCAACGAACCAGCAGGATGTTCTATATGAGCGAAGCTAAGCCGCAAGATGGCAGCACTGTAACGGGGTATCGTGAGCTGTCATTTGGCGAAATCGGGAAGATGAACCAATTCAAAGATATCAGCCGCCAGTTCATCAAACTTCTGCGAGAGCATGTTGGCGATGTCCGGGCCGATTGGGAAGCAACGGATTGGGCTCGTCAGGCTGAGATGGACATGAAGCGAGCTTGTATGGCCGCTTGCCGGTCCGTTGCGAAGCCGGATGCTGATTGCTAACACCATTGGCATTACAGATGGCCTTTGCGAGGGCCATCGATAATGCAAGATAACCAAGCCGTCACCCTGCACCTACCGCGCACCCTGCGCATCGGCAGGCTGGTGGCTTTTTTCTTCGGGGCTGTGAATGAATTGGCATACGGTTGTTTGCGTCGCCAGCGGTCCTTCGTTGACAGCAGCGGATTGCGCGCTGGTGGAGGCATCAGGTTTGCCGACGATCGCGGTCAACAATAGTTGGCGCCTTATACCGGCATGTGCCGTCATTTATGCCGCTGATTGTTGCTGGTGGGAGTTATACCACGCTGAGATAACGAGTGGCGCCGAACGTTGGTGTGGCGATCGCTTCACCGCTAACCGGTTCAATTTGGCGCAGTTTGAGAGCCAGTTGCCAGGCAGTTTTAATTCTGGCCAACGTGCTATTGAGCTGGCCATCTACCGCGGCGCCCGGCGGGTGTTGCTGGTGGGATATGACTGTTCAATTCGCGACGGTGCTCACTGGCATGGGGCCCACGCTGGCCTCGCCAATCCTGACGCAATGAGTATAGCCCGTTGGCATGATGAGTTTCGCCAATTGCGTGATTGGGCGGCAGGTGTAGAGATCATTAACTGTTCGCGGCGTACTCGCTTGCGGTGTTTCCAGAGGCAGTCTCTTGAGGTTGCGCTCTCTTCTATTTAAAGGTTTTCATGTCGATAAAGCGAAACATCTACATCCGTGGGATGTATGGCCTGGGCGACAGCATCTACCAGCGGGCATTTGTTCGGCAATTCCCCGGGGCTTACATTCGCACACCCTGGCCGGAGTTGTATGCGGATCTTGATGTGAAATTCGTCAAGTCCAACACGTTGCTGCGCACCCAGCGGAAAAACGAAGATCGCACCTGGTTGAGGTATGTGCCTGAACCGACGAAAGCGGAAGTTTTCACGGTGTTCTATGGGGCAGACGAGCTGGCGCGAGGATCCATTATCGATGCCATGACCCTGCAATTCTGCAAGGTGGCATCCCAATTTGATTTGCCTTCCTATGGGCCGTCGCCGGTGATCAGTGATAAGCCCATTGCGATTATTCGCCCGGCCACGGTTCGGCGTGAGTGGGCCAATCCTGCACGTAACCCTGACCCCAAATACATCAACGAGGCGGCAGCGCTGCTGAAGAAGCATTTCTATGTGGTCAGCCTGGCGGATCTGGAAGAGGGCGAAGAGTGGATTGTTGGCGATGCGCCGGCGGCCGATCTACAGCTGCACGCCGGTGAGTTGTCTGTAACCCAGATACTGGCGTTGGTTGAGCATGCTGCTGTGGTGGTCTCTGGTGTGGGTTGGGCGCTTCCTGCCGCCATCTGCTACAAAACACCGGTTTTCATCATCCAGGGTGGCTGTGGCGGGCATAACGCGCCACATATTGTTACCGATCCGGAGATGGATCTTTCCCGCGTAGGTTGGGCGCAGCCTGATAATTACTGCATGTGTGGCCAGATGGACCATGCGTGCTCCAAACACATTACCGGCTTTGGCCAACAATTTAAGGACTGGCTCAATGAAATCGTTCTCTCAACATCTTGAGTCTGGGTTGGTTTTCGTCCCGGCGCTGGGCATTGGTCGTTATCCCGTCCCTGTGAACCAACGGCCGTATGACGACAGCTATTTTCACAGATACCAGCTGATGGCGGATACCCCGATGGGGCACGCGCTGACGAAATCGCGCGTTGCGTTGGTGGAGCGCCATCACGGCGATGGAGTGGTGCTCGATGTGGGGATCGGTGCCGGGCAGTTTGTGGAGGCGCGCCCTCAGACATGGGGGTATGACGTCAATCCGGTTGGTGTTCAATGGTTAAAGCTGCGCGGGCGCTGGGCCGATCTGTATACGGCTGACGCGTTCCCGGCGTTGACGTTCTGGGACAGCCTGGAGCATATCGACAAGCCCGAACTGGCGGTAACAAAAGCCAGGCAGTGGGTGTTTGTGTCGATCCCCATCTTCGCCGGCGGCGATGCCATCATGGCTTCACATCACTATCGGCCGAACGAGCACATTTGGTATTTCACGCATGATGGGCTGCTGCGGTGGTTTGCTGATCAAGGCTTTACCTGCGTTGAGAGTAACACGATTGAATCAGACCTGGGCCGCGTTGGCATTGGGTCTTATGCCTTCAAGAGGACTGAAGTATGAAAGTGTTGAATTACGATGCCATTGGCCGTTGCGTTGTGGCGAAAAGAAATATTGAGCGGTTGATTCAGGAACTGTCAGACCGCCAGATGGCGGTCATTGATCTTGGTGGCGTTTGCTTTATGGGCACCCATCTGGTGATGCAGGATTCAATCGTTGAACGTGCTGCATCTTTGGCTGTTGAGACTCGCCGCCTTTACGACGCCATTCACAGCCAGGCGCTGGAGTATAACAACTGGGCCAGACTGGCAGAGTATCCGCCGATCTCGGTTACGCGCCATCCGTTGCCGCATACAGACACGGCGCAAAAAGAATTGTCTGTTCAGACCAGCAAGGCCCCGGGCCATGCCGCCCCGCACGCCTAAAGCCTGCCGTAAACGCGGCTGCCGCAATACAACGACTGATCCCAGCGGATTCTGTAGTGAGCATCGAGGTGAAGGGTGGCGCAATTATAAGCCTGGTCAGAGTCGGCATCAGCGCGGTTACGGCAGCTGTTGGGATCTGATTAAGCCGCGGATCCTCAAGCGGGATAAGGGATTGTGTCAGGAATGCCTGAGCCGGGGTGCGATAACCGAGGCTGATTGTGTTGACCACATCGTGCCTCTCGCGCACGGTGGAGACGATGGCGAGGCTAACTTGCAAAGCCTATGCACCCCCTGTCATAGGGCGAAGACCGCGAGAGAGCGGCGCTCAGGCCGGTAGGGGGAGGGAAAATCTCTACGGCTTTGCCTCTTCCGTACTGCCCGCCCCGTCATGTTTTTACACCCGCGAAAAATGAAATTTAATCTGGAGCGCATATGGCCGGAACGGCAGGCCGATCCGGGCGGCGCCCAAAGCCGACCGCCCGCAAGGAATTGGCCGGCAACCCCGGTAAACGAGCCCTGAATAAGGACGAGCCGGTATTCACCCCGATAAAGGGCGCGGAGCCGCCGGCATGGTTTGAAGAAGAGGGGCTCCACCTGGCCACGGTGATGTGGCAAATGACCACCAAAGAGCTTTGCGGCCAGGGCATTCTGTGCATCACGGATCTGGCGGTGCTGGAGCGGTGGTGCGTGGCGTACGAGTTTTGGCGTCGGGCAGTCAAGAACATCGCCCAGCAGGGCAACGTGGTTACCGGTGCCACCGGCGGCCCGATAAAGAACCCTCAATTGACGGCGAAAAAAGAACAGGAAACGGAGATGAGCAGCACCGGCGCCATGCTGGGGCTCGATCCGGGAAGTCGCCAACGGCTGATAGGACTCGCCGGCCAGAAAAAAACGGATAATCCATTCATTAAGTTGATCACATCATGAAGAGAAAATCTTACCCCAACGTGAATGCTGCCAATCAGTATGCGCGTGATGTGGTGCGCGGCAAGATAGTGGCCTGCCAGTATGTGGTAAGCAGCTGCCAGCGGCATCTTGATGATCTGGCCGAAGAAAAGGGGCGAAAGTTTCGCTTCCGCTTTGACAGGGACCTTGCAGAGCAGGCCGCGCGATTCATCCAGCTATTACCGCACACCAAGGGCGAATGGGCATACAAGCGAATGCCGATCACCCTGGAGCCGTGGCAGCTGTTTATCGTCTGCGCCGTCTTTGGCTGGGTGCATAAAGGCACCAAGCTGCGGCGGTTTCGCGAGGTCTACACCGAGATCCCCCGCAAGAACGGCAAATCGGCCATCTCGGCCGGTGTGGCGCTCTACGGGTTTACCTGCGACGGTGAGTTCGGCGCCGAGGTGTATTCCGGCGCGACCACCGAAAAGCAGGCCTGGGAAGTGTTCCGCCCGGCCCGGTTGATGTGCAAGCGTACGCCGATGCTGATGGAGGCTTTCGGTATTGAGGCCAATGCGTCCAACCTCAACCGCCCGGAGGACGGCGCCCGCTTTGAACCTCTGATCGGCAACCCGGGCGACGGTTCATCGCCCAGCCTGGCGGTGGTGGATGAATACCATGAACATCAAACTGATGCGCTCTATACCACCATGTTGACCGGCATGGGCGCCCGCCGGCAACCGCTGATGTGGGCGATCACCACGGCCGGCTACAACATCGAGGGGCCGTGCTACGACAAGCGCCGTGAAGTGGTGGAGATGCTGAGCGGCACCGTGCCGAACGATGAGCTGTTCGGCATCATCTATACCATCGACGAAGGCGACGACTGGACAAAACCGGAGGCGTTGGTCAAGGCCAACCCCAATATGGGCGTCTCGGTTTACAAAGACTTCCTGCTCAGCCAGCAGCAGCGGGCGATCAACAACGCCCGCCACGCCGGTACATTCAAGACCAAACACCTCAATATCTGGGTCGCGGCGCGGGATGCCTTCTATAACCTGGTGAGCCTGAAGCGCTGTGAAGATACCACGCTGACGCTCGAGCAGTTTGAAGGGCAGCCCTGCATTCTGGCGTTTGACCTGGCGCGCAAGCTGGATATGAACAGCATGGGGCGGCTGTTTACGCGGGACATTGACGGTAAGCGGCATTATTACAGCATTGCGCCGCGGTTCTGGGTGCCGTATGACACGGTCTACAGCGTTGAACGCAGCGAGGATCGGCGTACGGCGGAGCGCTTCCAGAAATGGGTGGAAATGGGATTACTGACGGTTACGGACGGCGCGGAGATCGATTACCGCTACATCATGGAAGAGGCCCGGGCAGCCAACCGGCTTAACCCGGTAGAGGAATCGCCCATCGACCCCTTCGGCGCCACCGGCATATCGCACGAGCTGGCCGATGAAAACATGTCGCCCATTACGATCATCCAGAATTACACCAACATGTCCGACCCGATGAAAGAGCTGGAGGCCGCTATCGAGTCTGGCCGGTTCCACCACGACGGCAATCCCATCATGGTCTGGTGTCTCAGCAACGTGATCGGCAAGTATTTGCCGGGGAACGATGATGTGGTACGGCCAATCAAGGAGCAGGCCGAGAACAAGATTGACGGCGCTGTCACGCTGATTATGGCCATCGGTCGCGCCATGCTGAATGAGCCGGGCGATTTTCTTTCCAATATCGATCCAGACGAAGACCTCTTATATCTATGAAAACAATGATTATTGATGCTATCGGTCTGGCCGGTTTCGGTCTGCTGGTGGCGGGCATCTACCTGCAGTTTGGCACCGCCATTGCGCTTCAGAGCGCCGGCGGCGGTTTGCTGGCATTCGCGCTGATCGCGGCCAGAAGGGGGAAACGTGTTACTTGATGCGCTATTTCGCAGTGAGCCGCTGGAAAATCCGGCCAATCCGGTCACCGCCGAAATGGCGGAAATGGACGGTTTGCTCCAGGCGGACGTGTACGTCAGCCCGGAAACATCGATGAAGCTGGCCGCGGTTTATTCGTGCATTTACGTGCTGGCGTCCAACGTGGCCCAGATGCCGCTGCATGTGATGCGCAAAACGGAAAAAGGCGTGAATGTGGCGCGCGATCACCCGGTTTTTTATCTGGTGCATGACGAGCCCAACGACTGGCAGACCAGCTATAAATGGCGTGAGCTGAAACAGCGGCACATTCTCGGCTGGGGTAACGGGTTTACCCGGGTGCACCGGACGCGCCGCGGCGAGGTCAGCGGGCTTGAGGCGTGTATGCCGTGGGAAACCACGCTGCTGAATACCGGCGGCCGCTATACCTATGGCGTCTATAACGAGCTTGGCAGCTTCGCCATCAGCCCTGACGACATGATTCACATCCGTGCGCTGGGTAATAACCAGAAAATGGGCCTCAGCCCCATCATGCAGCACGCCGAGACGATCGGCATGGGCATGAGCGGACAGAAATACACCAGTTCCTTTTTCAGTGGGAATGCGCGGCCGGCGGGCATTGTGTCCGTGAAGGGGGAGATCCAGGACAAGGGCTGGGAGCGGTTGAAGAAAGTCTGGCAAAAGGCGTCGCTGGCGCTGCGTGGCCAGGAGAATAAAACCCTGCTGTTACCCGCAGAACTTGATTACAGGGCGCTGTCAGTGTCCCCGGTAGACGCCCAGATCATCGACATGATGAAGCTGAACCGTTCGATGATTGCCGGCATATTCAACGTGCCGGCGCACATGATCAACGATCTGGAAAAAGCCACCTTCAGCAATATCACCGAGCAGGCCATTCAGTTTGTCCGCTATACCATCATGCCCTGGGTAGCCAACTGGGAACAGGAGCTTAACCGCCGGTTGTTCACCCGGGCAGAGCGGGCAGCGGGGTATTACGTCCGCTTTAACTTGGCAGGGCTGATGCGCGGTACGCCGAAAGAGCGCGCCCAGTTCTACCACTACGCCATCATTGACGGCTGGATGAGCCGCAACGAGGCCCGCGCCTTCGAGGATATGAACCCGGTAGACGGGCTGGATGAAATGCTGGTCAGCGTGAATGCGGCCAACCCAACCAAAAACGTAATCGACGACAAAACCAAAGAGGAAGACGCCGATGAGTGACAGAGAAACGCGCTGTTACAGCGGTGAAGTGCGCGCGCAGCAGCAGGAAGACCAGCCGACGCGGATTATCGGTTACGGCTCGGTGTTCAATATTCGTTCTGAACCGCTGTGGGGCTTTCGCGAGATAATCAAGCCAGGCGCCTTCGATGATGTGCTGAATGATGATGTGCGCGGGCTGTTTAACCACGATCCCAACTTCATTCTGGGCCGGAGCACCTCGGGAACGCTCAAGGTTTCCGTAGATGAACGGGGTCTGCAGTATGACATTGAGGCGCCGGATACCCAGACCATCCGCGATCTGGTGCTGGCGCCGATGCAACGTGGCGACATTAACCAGTCGTCCTTTGCGTTCCGCGTCGCCCGCGACGGCGATCGCTGGTACGAGGATGAGGAAGGCGTGGTTATTCGCGAAATCCACAAGTTCTCCCGGCTGTATGACGTCAGCCCTGTGACGTATCCGGCCTATCAGGCGGCTGATTCTGCCGTCCGTTCTTTGAAAGCCTGGCAGGAGGCGCGCGAAAGTGGCGCGATCATCAATGCCGTAAACCAACGAATGGCGCGTGAGCGCCTCCTGACTTTACTTAATGTGTAAGGAAAAACTATGTCTGCGTCCAAATTGCATGAACTGAAGCAAAAACGAAACACCATCGCCACCGACATGCGCGCCTTGCATGACAAAATTGGTGACAACGCCTGGACCGATGAGCAGCGCACCGAGTGGAAGAAGGCTCAGGGTGAGCTGCAGGCCATCGATGAGAAAATCGAGCGGGAAGAGTCCTTGCGCTCGCTGGATCAGTCGTTTATTGAGCAGCAGGAAGAGGAGCAGCGCCAAAAGCAGAATAAAGATCCGAAAGGTGAAGATCCTGAGCAGCGCGTTGCCGTGTTTGATAAATGGATGCGTCACGGTGCAGCCGAGCTGACCGCCGAAGAGCGCCAGGCGCTGCGTGAGCTGCGCGCGCAGGGCATTGCGCCGGATGAGAAGGGGGGGTATACCGTACCAAAAACCTTCCTGGCTAAAGTGGTTGAGCAGATGAAAGCCTATGGCGGCATCGCCGGTGTGGCACAGATCCTGACCACCTCTGACGGCCGAACCATGGAGTGGGCGACGGCTGACGGCACGGATGAGGTGGGTGTGCTGCTGGGCGAAAACGAAGAAGCCGGCGAAGAAGATACCGAATTCGGCATGGACAGCCTGGGTGCGTTGAAGTTGACATCCAAAATCATTCGCGTATCCAACGAGCTGCTGCAGGATAGCGCGATTGATATGGAAGCCTACCTTGCCCGCCGGATCGCCGAGCGTATCGGACGCGGTGAGGCGCGTTATCTGATCCGCGGCACCGGTACCGGTACACCGAAACAGCCGAAAGGTCTGGCGGCTTCCGTGGATAAAACCACCGCGACCGCGTCAGCAACAGCGGTGAACTGGAAAGAGATCCTGACGCTGAAACACTCCATCGACCCGGCATACCGTCGCGGCGACCGTTTCCGCCTGGCCTTTAACGATAATACGCTGAAACTGATCAGTGAAATGGAAGACGGCCAGGGACGCCCACTGTGGCTGCCGGATATTGTCGGCGTGGCGCCGGCGTCGGTGCTGAACGTGCCGTACGTGATTGATCAGGAGATCGATGATATTGGTGCCGGCAAGAAGTTCATGTTCTGCGGCGATTTCAATCGCTTCATCATCCGCCGCGTCAATTATATGATCCTCAAGCGTCTGGTTGAGCGTTATGCCGAGTTCGATCAGACCGGCTTCGTCGCTTTCCATCGCTTCGATTGCATCCTGGAAGATACCTCCGCCATCAAGGCGCTGGTGGGTAAAGGATCGGCCAGCAGCTGATAGCGACGCCAACCGAAGTTCAACATGCCGCGTAAAGCGGTTTTTTTGTGCCCGCCGTTTGGCGGGCACCGGAGAAAGCTATGTTGCTGAAACTCGAGGAAATCAAGGCACAATGCAAGTTGGAGCCTGATTTTACTGAGGAAGATGCATTGCTAGAACTGATTGGCCGGGCGGTTCAGACGCGTACCGAGACGTTTCTTAATCGAAAACTCTATGCACCCGACAGCGAGATCCCCGAGTCCGATCCGGATGGTCTGCACCTTCCCGACGATATCAAGATTGGCATGCTGCTGTTGGCGACTCACTACTATGAGAACCGCTCGGCGGTGTCGGACTTTGAAAAGGCCAGCCTGCCGATGGGCTTTCTGTGGAATGTGCAACCCTACAGGTATATCCCGCTATGAAAATCCGTCAGGCGCAGACCAGTGCCAGCTATTTGCTGCCCGACCCGGGCGAGCTGGATAAACGGATCGTTATCCGGCGGCGTGTAGACGAGCCGACAGACAGTTTCGGTTTGGCGCCGACTTTTCCCGAGTCGTTCCGTGCCTGGGCCAAGATGGCGCAGGTGGGTGCGGCCACTTATCAGGCGTCGGTCCAGACGGAGACGACCGTCACCCATTACTTCACCTTGCGTTACCGCTCTGGCATTACCGCCGATCACGAGGTCGTATTGTCCGGCCAGGTTTACCGGGTGCGGCGTGTACGCGATCTGAACAGTAAAGGGCGCTTCCTGTTGCTGGAATGCGAAGAGCTGGGCAGCGAAACCCGAAGGAGTGAACGGCATGGCGGCGAAAGCGTCTTTACACGTTGATTTCCAGCAACCGACAGAGTTGGTCTTCAACCGTGCCCGCCTTCGGCGTGCTTTTGTGCGCATCGGTCAGATCCACATGCGCGATGCGCGACGGTTGGTGATGCATCGTGGCCGCTCGGCACCGGGGGAGAACCCGGCCTTCCGAACCGGTCGCCTTGCGCGTTCTATCGGTTACTACGTCCCGCGGGCCTCCAAGCGGCGCCCAGGCTTGATGGTGAAGATCTCTCCCAATCAGAAGAACGGCGAGGGCAACCGCCATATTAACGGGGCTTTTTACCCTGCGTTTCTGTTCTACGGGGTTCGCCGTGGGGCGAAGCGTCAGAAAAAACATCATCGTGGCGCCTCGGGGGGCACCGAGTGGCGGATTGCTCCGCGTAATAACTTCATGGTGGAGGTATTGGAGCGCCGACGCAGCTGGACCCGATACACCCTTTCGCGTGAATTGCGTAAATCGCTGCGGCCACAGCGCCGCAAAAGGAAAACAGCGTGAAATTAACCCACATTATTGCTGCACTGCGTGCCCGCTGCCCGCGGTTTGAAAACCGGGTCGGAGGCGCGGCGCAGTTCAAGGCTATCCCAGATGTCGGGAAACTGCTGCTCCCGGCGGCGTATGTTGTGCCGGCCGATGATACGCCCAGCGAGCAGAAGAGCCAGACGGACTATTGGCAGGATTTGACCGAAGGGTTTTCGGTCATTGTGGTGCTGAGCAACGGGCGCGATGAGCGTGGGCAGTGGGCGTCTTTTGACGCGGTGCACGATGTGCGGGCCGAGGTTTGGAAAGCCTTGCTGGGCTGGGAGCCTGATCCGGATGCCGGCCCCATTTGCTATGCCGGTGGCACGGTGCTCGATTTGAACCGCGCCGAACTTTATTACCAGTTCGATTTTACGGTAGACCGGGAGATAACCGAGGAAGACACCCGCCAACAGGACGATTTGGACGCGCTGGACGAGTTCAAAACCTTGTCGATTGATGTGGATTACATCGACCCTGGCGCCGGCCCCGACGGGAAAATCGAGCACCATACCGAAATACATTTCAGCGAGTAACCCATGTATCTGATCCCCAACAAAGGGCGAACCGTTCCCGACCCGGCGCGTGGCGATGTTTTGCCACCAGGCGGAAGGAATGTTGAACCCAGCACGTATTGGATGCGTCGGCTGGCGGCCGGCGATGTTCGACAACAAGACAATTCACCGGCCAAACCGAGAGGTAACACACAATGACCGTGAGCTTTAATAACATCCCGGCGGATGTTCGGGTTCCGCTGTTTTATGCGGAAATGGACAACAGCGCCGCAAATACGGCGCAGGATAATGCCCCGTCGCTGCTGTTTGGCATGGCGCTGCCTGATTCGGAGATAACGGCAAACGAACTGGTTATCATGCCTTCCGCGGATCTGGCGGGGAAATTGGCCGGCCGAGGCAGTCAGCTGGCGCGAATGGTTGCGGCTTACCGTAAGGTTGACCCCTTTGGTGAACTGTGGGTGATTGCGTTGCCTGATGGTTCGGGAACCGCCGCCAAGGGCACAGTCACCCTTTCCGGCACGGCGACGGCCGCCGGCAGCATCAGCCTGTATATCGGTACCACCCGGGTGCAGGCAGTGGTGGCGACTGAAGATAAGGCCAAGGCTGTTGCCACAACACTCGCCGCCGCTATCAATGCGCGTCCGGATCTGCCCGTAAAGGCAGAAGTTCTGGCAACGTCTGGCGGCGATGTGCAGGGGGTAGTGACGCTGACGGCGGTCAACAAAGGGGTATCCGGTAACGATATTCCGCTGGCGGTGAACTATTACGGCAGCGTGGGTGGCGAAGAGGTGCCGGCCGGACTGACTGCTCAGATTGGCGTCATGAAGGGTGGGGCGGGTTCCCCTGATCTGGCGCCGGCGGTGGCAGCCATGGGCGATGCGCCGTTTGATTACATCGGACTCCCCTTCAGCGACATGCCGTCCCTGCAGCTGATGGCGATGGAAATGAACGACAGCAGCGGCCGCTGGAGCTATATGCGGCAGCTGTATGGCCATGTGTATACCGCTAAGGTCGGCGATTTGTCCGAGCTGGTGGCCTTCGGTGACGGGCTCAATAATCAGCATATTACCGTTGCCGGCTATGAGCCGGATTGCCAGACGCCGCTGGATGAGCTGGTCGCCGGCCGCCTTGCGCGCGCGGCGGTATTCCTGCGTATTGATCCCGCCCGGCCGACGCAGACCGGTGAGCTGACGGGCGCAATGCCGGCCCCGGTGGGTAAGCGCTTCATTATGACGGAGCAGCAGTCCTTGCTGACCCATGGTATCGCGACCGCGTATGCGGAAGGCGGCAGCCTTCGGATCCAGCGGGATATCACCACGTACAAGAAAAATCCCTACGGTGTGGCGGATAACAGCTATCTGGACAGCGAAACGCTGCATACCAGCGCTTATGTTCTGCGTCGTCTCAAGTCGGTGATCACCTCGAAGTATGGGCGCCACAAGCTGGCCAACGATGGTACGCGCTTTGGCCCGGGTCAGGCTATTGTGACGCCGGCGGTGATCCGCGGTGAGCTTTGTGCGACCTATCGCCAGCTTGAGCGCGAGGGCATTGTTGAAAACTTCGAGCTGTTCCAGAAATACCTGATTGTTGAGCGCAATGCCAATGACCCGAGCCGCCTGGATGTCCTGTTCCCACCGGATTACGTCAATCAGCTGCGCGTCTTTGCTCTGCTCAACCAATTCCGTCTGCAGTACAACGAGGAGGCCGCCTGATGGCTAAGATCGCCGGTACCTGTTACCTAAAAATTGACGGTCAGCAACTGTCGCTCACCGGTGGCATTGAAGTGCCGATGAACACCGTGGTGCGCGATGATGTGATTGGCCTGGCGGGGGACGTGGATCACAAAGAGACCCACCGCGCCCCTTATGTGAAAGGCACCTTCAAGGTGCCGAAGGCGTTTCCCATCAACAAGCTGGTGTCGTCTACGGCCATGACCATTACCGCCGAGCTGGCAAATGGGATGGTGTATGTGCTGGGCAGCGCCTGGTTGCACGGCGAGGCCAATCATAACCCCGAGGAAGGCACCGCTGACCTGGAATTCCACGGTGAAGAAGGATTCTATCAATGAAAGAAATCACTCTGAGTAAGCCGATCACGGCGCACGGCGAGACGCTGCATGTCATTGAGCTGCAGGAGCCCACGTATGACCAGGTGGCGAAATTTGGTATGCCGTTCTCGCTGACGGAGTCTGGCGGTGTCAAGCTGGATTCCGCCGCGGCGTTGGCCTATATCCCGGAGCTTGCCGGCATTCCGCTTTCCTCCGCCAGGCAGCTGGCGCTGTTTGATGTTTTTGCTATCTCAATGTCTATTCTCGGTTTTTTTACGGCGTCGAAAACCCCGGAGAACTCCGAAAGCGGCTCTACAACACTGCCTATTTCTGGCGATTGAACCCGCTTGATCTGCGCCGGCTCGCTCTGAGCCGGTTTTTTGAGCTGGAGGCTGAGGCCATCCGCATCAATGAGGAGATGAACCGTGGCTGACAGCTTTCAGTTAAAGGCGATCATTACGGCGGTTGATCAGCTGTCCGAACCCATGAAGAAGATGCAGCGCAACGTCAAGGGGTTCGGTAAAGAGTTTTCCTCCATTATGACCGGCGCTGCGGCGGTGGGTGCCGGTATCGTTGGGGCGCTGACATTGCCGATAAATCAGGCCATTGAGTTTGAGTCGGTGATGGCTGATGTGCGCAAGGTCGTGGATTTTGATACCCCGGCACAGTTCAAGCAGATGAGCGACGATGTGCTGAACCTGTCTACACGGTTGCCGATGGCCGCCGAGGGGATTGGGCAGATTGTTGCGGCCGGCGGCCAGGCGGGCATCGCCAAAGAAGAGCTGCTTTCCTTTGCCGAGTCTGCCGTAAAAATGGGCGTGGCATTCGACCAGACCGCGGAAGAGTCCGGCCAGATGATGGCGCAGTGGCGTACGGCCTTCAAAATGACCCAGACAGACGTAGTCGGGTTGGCGGATAAGATCAACTACCTGGGGAACACCGGCCCCGCCAGTGCGGCCAAGATTTCTGAGGTTGTTACTCGGATCGGCCCATTGGGGGAAGTGGCCGGCGTGGCGTCGGGCGAGATTGCGGCAATGGGCGCTACCATTGCCGGCATGGGAGTGGAGTCCGAGATCGCCTCGACGGGCATCAAGAACTTCATGCTGTCATTGACCGCGGGTGGCGCTGCTACAGCTTCACAGAAACGGGCGCTCAGAGCGTTAAAGATCAACCCGAAAACTCTGGCTGCCGACATGCAGAAAGATGCCAAGGGCGCCATGCTGAAAGTGCTGGACTCGCTGGCGAAGGTTCCCAAAGCAAAACAGGCCGCTGTCATGACAGCGCTGTTCGGCAAGGAGTCTCTGGGGGCGATCGCGCCCCTGCTGACCAACCTTGATCTGTTACGGAAAAACTTTGCCAAAGTCGCTGACCAGCAGGCCTACGGTGGCTCAATGGAGAAGGAGTACGCCGCGCGCGCCGCCACGACAGCGAATGCCATCCAGCTGTTCAAAAACCAGATGAGCGCGGTCAGTGTGACGATCGGTGATATGTTCTTGCCGGCGCTGAACAAGGGCATCGGCAAGCTGATGCCATTTATCGAAAAACTGCGTGATTGGGTGAAGGCAAATCCTGAGTTGCTCAAATCTGTTGCCAAGTTTGGGGCATATTTGCTGGGGACTGCCAGCGCGGTGGGTGCAGTGAAAAAGGCATTTGGCTTGCTCAATACCGTGATGAATATGTCGCCGTTGGGCAAGTTGGTGACGTTGCTGGTATTGGCCGGCGGGCTGATCGTCGAGAACTGGGATACTGTGGGTCCGACCATACAATCCGCCCTGGCCGAGATCAACAAGGTGGTTGATGCCATCGGTGGGTGGGAGAGCGTGCTTAAAGGCATCTTGGCCTTTATGGTGATCAAGTGGTCCGTTGACATGGTCAGCTCCATCGGCAGTGTGACGAAAGAGATGGGGAAACTTGGGAAGGTAACGAAGGGTACCGGCTTGTTCGGTGGTGGTGCGATGGCACTTGGCCGTCTGGGGACGATCGGCGCCGCGCTCACCGCCAAAGAGTACGTAGCCGATCCGCTGGAGGAGCGGTTCACCTGGTTGAAAGACAACGTGGTGACACGCACGCTCAATGATCTACCTGGTCTCGATAGCGTTGATGCATTGGGGAAAAAGCTGCTGCCCTGGCGCAGAGAGGAAAACCAGGGGCGGCAGTATCAACCTTCGGTTTCCCTGCTCAGGCCGGTCAATCCCTCGCCGCAACAGCCGCCGGGCGGTGAATTTACGTTCAAGTTTGAGAATATGCCGGCAGGTATGAAGGTGCAGACGGACAGCAAGCTGCCTCCCGGTATTTCCTACGATGTTGGCTACAACCGATTTGCCAAACCCTGACCCGCATCGCGGGTTTTTTTACGCCTGGAGTCATTATGGCTGGATGGAAAAGCAGGCTGCAACCCGCGTCGTTCCGTGGTGTGCCTTTCAGTGTTGAAAGTGACGAAGGTACATTCGGCCGCCGGGTGCAGACGCATGAATATCCCAATCGGGATAAGCCCTATACCGAAGATCTCGGGCGGGCAACGCGACGATTCACGATAAGCGCCTACCTGATCGGGGATGATTATATTGACCAGCGCGATCGGCTCATTGCGGCTGTAGATACCCCGGGGCCGGGAACACTGGTACACCCCAACTACGGTGAAATGGCCATCTGCGTTGATGGTGAAGTGCGCGTCAGTCACAGCAACAACGAAGGGCGCATGTGCCGGATCAGCTTCAGTTTCGTTGAAGCGGGGGAACTGTCGTTTCCGACTTCGGGTGTGGCGACAGGGCAGGTGCTGGTCTCGTCCTGCTCGGCCCTTGACGACAGTATTGGCGACGCTTTCTCCAGTTTTGGCCTGGGGGGCCTGTCGGATTTTATTCAAAGTGATGTGCTCGATCAGGCCACGGCGATGATCAATACCGTGGCGGATGCCTTCACCATGGTAGATGAGGGGATTGCCGCGGCGTCGCGTTTACTGCAGGGTGATCTGTCGGTGCTGCTGATGCCGCCGTCTTCTGGCATGAACTTTGTCAATGCACTGCAAAAAATGTGGCGCGCCGGCAATCGCCTTAGCGGTGATGCATCGGATCTGGTGACCCTGATCGATACGCTTTCCGGCGTGACGCTGGGGCATGATTTGGCGCCGCGTGGGATATGGAATACTGACAGTACGACAACCCAGGTTGTGAAGACGCAGCAGAACTACATTGCCGAAGCCATTCGCACTACGGCCATCAGCGAAGCCGCCTATACGGTGACGCTGCTTCCTCAGCCTAAAACGCCAGTCAACCAGCGATCACCTGAGAGCGCAACGCCCATTGTGTCACATCCGGCGCTCAATGATGCCGGCACGGATAATCCTGTGCCGGCGCCAGTGACCTGGGACGATTTGATCGCCGTGCGCGCCGGGCTTAATCATGTCATTGATACCGAGCTGCAGCGCACGGCCGATGATGGCCTTTTCCTTTCCCTTAACCGGGTTCGCACGGATACCAACCGGGATATTTCTACACGCCTGGCGCAGGTGGAAAAAACGGTGACCCGTACCCCACCAGACGTGTTGCCGGCGCTGGTGCTCGCCGCCACCTGGTATGACAACGCCGCCCGCGAGACCGACATTACGGGGCGTAATGCCGTGAAGCATCCCGGCTTTATTCCCGTTCAGCCATTGAGGGTCCCCGTTCGATGAATAATACCGTCACGCTGAGAGTGAACGGCCGCGAGTGGGGCGGCTGGACTACCGTCAAGATCGCGGCCGGCATTGAGCGTCTGGCCAGGGACTTCAACGTGCAGATAACCCGCCAGTGGCCGGGAGAGTCGGGCAGTGTCCCGCTGGCCCCCCGGGTTAAGAAGGGGGATGCCGTCGAAGTTTCGATCGGTGATGACCTGGTGATCACCGGCTGGGTAGAGGCCACGCCGATACGTTACGACGCCCGAGGCATTACCTTTGGGATCACCGGCCGGAGTAAAACGGCGGATCTGATTGACTGCACCGCGGCGCCCACACAATTTGCCGGCCGGACATTGGCGCAGATTGCCACGCAGCTTGCCAAGCCGTTCAACGTTACCGTTGTTGATGCCGGCGCCCCGGCGGGGTCATTGCAGGGCGTCCAGGCGGATCACGGTGAAACGGTCCATGAGGTGTTGAACAAACTGCTGGGTCAGCAGCAGGCACTGGCCTATGACGATCCGCAAGGGCGGTTGGTGGTGGGTGCCATTGGCAGTGCGCACGCCACGACCGCGCTGGTCTTTGGCGAGAACGTGCTGAGTTGCGATACCGAACAGAGCATTCGCGATCGCTTTTCTGATTATCAGGTTTCTGGCCAGCGCGCCGGCGGTGACGATGATTTTGGCGAGGCGACGATCTCTGCCATTCGTTCGACCGCGAAGGATAGCGGCGTCAAACGCTATCGCCCGCATTACATCCAGCAGACGGGCAATGCGACCGGCACCACCTGTCAAGCGAGATGTGAGTTTGAGGCACGGCAGCGCGCGGCCCGGACGGACGAAACCACCTATACGGTGCAGGGCTGGCGCCAGGGAGACGGGCAGCTATGGCAACCCAACCAGCGTGTGATTGTGTTCGATCCGCTGCTGGACTTTAACAACCGGGAAATGCTGATCGCCGAGGTGACGTATTCCCAGGATGAGGGGGGCACGGTGACCGAATTACGCGTGGGGCCGGAGGATGCGTACCTGCCAGAGCCACAGAAGCCCGGCAAGCGGAAAAAGGCCAAACAAGAGGATGATTTCTGATGCGTAATCCGATGGAGGCCATACAGCGAGGCCTGTCTAACTTGCTTGCCCGCGCAGTGGTGCGGGGTCTGAACAGTGCAGCCAAATGCCAGACAGTGGATGTCGCGCTGGTGGCCGGCGACCCCAAATCCAGCGTTGAGCATCTGGAACCCTACGGCTTTACGGCCGCGGCACATCCCGGGGCAGAAGCGGTGGCGTTGTTTTTGTCGGGAGACCGTTCGCATGGTGTGGTGATCACCGTGGCCGATCGGCGGTACCGACTGAGCGGCCTAAAGAGTGGTGAGGTGGCGTTGTACTCCGATGAAGGCGACAGCATTGTTCTGCGCCGGGGCAATCGGGTGGAGGTGAACACCAAACACTATGTTGTCAATGCCTTGGAGAAAGCCACCTTTAACACGCCGCTGCTTGAAGTGCCCAATGGTGAGATTGCCGATAAAACCAGCACGCTGAGCAAAATGCGTGAGCAGTACAACGGGCATGACCACGACGATACTCACGGTGGCCAGACCGGCAAACCGAACCAGGAGATGAAATGATGATCCTGACCGTCAATGGTGTGCGTTACCCCGGAAACGCGCCGCTCGATCGGCTGACGCGATCGGTTGTGATATCGCTCTTCTCCTGGCGCCGGGCGGAGCCGGACGATAACGCTCAGCAGCCGATGGGCTGGTGGGGTGATACCTGGCCAACGGTGCAAAATGATCGCATAGGCTCCCGGCTCTACCTGCTCCGCCGAACGACCCTGACCAATCAGACGCCACCTCTGGCGAGAACGTATATCAACCAGGCGCTGGCCTGGATGATTGACGATGGCGTTGCCGCGCGGATTGATACGCGAGTGGAGCGTACCGGCATCGATATGCTGGCAGCTGCGATCACGCTGTGGCAGCGAGACGGCACCCGCCACACGATTACATTTGACGATTTATGGAGTGAACTCAATGGCTGACAGTGGTTTCAACAGGCCGCCCCTGCCGCAACTCATCGCGACGATCAGAAGCGATTTGCTCACGCGGTTCAATGAAGATGTGGTGCTGCGTCGTCTGGATGCGGAGGTGTATGCGCGCGTGCAGGCAGCGGCCGTTCATACGCTGTATGGCTACATCGACTATCTTGCTCGGAACATGTTGCCGGACCAGGCGGATCCTGATTGGTTGGTGCGGCATGGCGCGATGAAGCGTTGCCCCCGGAAACCGCCAACGGCGGCGGCCGGCTTTGTCCGCTGGCAGGATGTTAGCGGCACACCTGAATTGCCGGCCGGTACGGTGCTGCAGCGCGATGATCAGCAGACGTACACCACCACCGAAACCGCCAAGGCGGTCGGCGGGGTGTTGCGTGCCCCTGTGCTGGCTGACGCCGCCGGGCGAGAGGGTAACGCTGATGATGGCATTGCCTTGCGCCTGGTGACCCCTGTCGGGGGGCTATCTTCCACGGGCTATGCCGACGATTTGTCGGGCGGGGAAGATATCGAGCCGCTTGAAACCTGGCGTGGCCGCATCATGGAGCGGTGGTTCTACACCCCACAGGGGGGCGCCGATCATGATTATGTGATCTGGGCGAAAGAGGTGGCCGGCATTACCCGCGCCTGGACGTTCCGTCATTACAAGGGGATCGGCACGGTGGGGGTGATGGTCGCCAGTGGCGATGCCACCCATCCCGCGCCGCCGGCTGAAACGGTGACCGCCGTACGGGATCACATCTTACCGCTGGCGCCGGTTGCGGGAGGCGGATTGTTTGTGTTCCCTGCCACCGAGAAGGTGATCCCCATGACGATTGCCCTGGCAAAAGACACGCCGGAGATCCGGGCGTCCGTCATTGCTGAGCTTAATTCGCTGTTTTTGCGTGACGGCATTCCTTCGGGAACGATACACCTGTCGCGTATCAGCGAAGCCATCAGCATTGCCACCGGCGAATATGCACACCGGCTGGATGCGCCGACCGCCAATATCGTGTTGGGTAACGTGGAGCTACCTGTTTTGGGAACGGTCACCTGGTCAAACTACAGCGCGGGGTAACGCATGTCACTTGAAGATGATTACACTCGGCTGCTTTATCATCTGCTGCCGCCGGGGCCGGCCTGGGAAGGAGATAACCCGCTGCTGAACGGTCTGGCGCCTTCTTTGGCCGCCGTTCACCAGCGTGGTGATGACTTGATGCGTGAGATTGACCCGGCGCAGACGGTTGAGTTGATCGGCCGTTACGAAACGCTCTGCGGACTGCCTGATTCCTGCGCGCCCCCCGGCGTGCAAACACTACGTCAACGCCAGCAGCGACTTGACGCAAAAATTAATATACCGGGCGGGATTAACGAACGGTTTTACCGCCAACAGTTGGATGCGCTGGGTTATCACACGGCGACCATTGAACAATTTCAGAATCTGGATGCGACCCCGGATCCGGAGTGGGGCGATAAGTGGCGCTATTACTGGCGCGTGAATATTCCCTCTGATGCCACCGTAGCCTGGCAAACCTGCACCAGTGCGTGCAATAGCGCTATTCGTACCTGGGGCGATACGGTGGTGGAATGCGTTATCGACAAATTGTCCCCATCCCACACCGTGGTGGTCTTTGCCTATCCTGAAGGAGAAAACGATGCATCGAATTGATACACCTACGGCGCAAATTGACAAATTTGGGCCGGGGAAGAACGGTTTTACCAATGGCGATCCGGCTACCGGGCGCCGCGCTACCAACCTTAACAGCGATATGTGGGACGCAGTGCAGGAAGAGATGGCCAACGCGATCGAGGGCAACGGTATTGCGCTGGACAAGTCGAAACACAACCAGCTGTATCTGGCGATACAGAAGGCGATCACCGATCCGGGCTTTTTGAAAAAAGCGAATAACCTTTCTGATGTTACCGACAAAGCGGCGGCGCGCGCTAATCTTGGCCTTGGCACGGCAGCAACAAAAAATGTTGGTACAGATACGGGCAATGTGATGGAGGTTGGCGCTTTTGGCCTAGGTGCGGGGGCTCAACACAAGAGCGATGCCTACGGAACGATTGCCGAGTTTTTCCGCGTCAATTCGACCAGCGCCAACCGTCCGGGTAGTAATAGCGCTTACGGTTGCGTGAGGTTGCCTATCGACGGAGCGCCAACAACGGCGTACTTGGCGGTTGGTGCCGACTTAAGTACCTGGGTTGGGCAATCCACGACTCAGGGGAAAGGCGTTGCATGGAATCGTGTATATACTACCGCATATAAACCAACGGCTGCTGATGTTAATGCTGTTGCTAAGACTGGCGACACCATGACGGGCCAATTATTCACCCCCGCTGTTTCCACAACACCAGGAGCAATTCCGTGGGGAGCAGGGCCTTTTTCCGAACAATTGAACAATCAGGCTCCATTCTTTCAGCCTAACTGGCAATGGCCTGTAACATCTGGCGGTGTTTATGTGCCAATAGTTAAAGGGGTGTCAACTCGACAAGGGCAAGGCTATCCAACGGCAGTGAGTTTTGGATATTTGCTCAGTGGCACGCCAAGCTTTGCTCAAGCCTGCATCCATGCAAAGGGCGATAATACAGATGTTAATTGGCGATTTGACGCAAATGGCGGGAACTTTTATTGTCCAGGCGGAGTTTATGCAAATAATGCTATCTTTCATGTTGACGGGAATATTACCGGTAATATCTGGGGTGGGTATCTCAGTAACTGGCTGAATCAAAATATTTCTAACGCTCAAAATAACGCGCAAAACTGGGCTTATCAAAATCTTGTCCAAAACGTCAGGCTTACTGGGCGAATTAACCAACCTGATACTGGTGGGCAGCTAAGGGTACCAGATGGTTGTGTGTTTACCGGAATGTCGGGCGCCAACTATGACCCTTCAATCTGGGGTTCATATTCTTACGTCCAAGTTTTAATTAATGGTTCTTGGCGAAACATAGGGACTTCTTAATCATGGTTAAATTTGAAAACTTCGCTATTTACAAACCTGAGTTTAAATCCACAGAAGATGATGAGCCAGAATATAGGCCTGATATTCTTTATGCTAGAGATAAAAATGGGCGAGACTGGTACGATTGTCAGGCTGATTTTAGTTCTGACTCGCTGAAGGTCATGTATGACGAGAATGGCGTTATCGTCTGCATATCTAAAGACGTCACAGCAATTTTCCCTCCTGGTTTCTCAGTAGCAGAGGTGGCGATTAGCGAAACTTCACCTGAAGCATGCAACGATATGACGTGGGTATATCGTGACGGAAGGGTGATTAAGCGTATCTACAGCCCTGCTGAAAAGCGCAAGATAGTGCAGGGGGAGAAAGAGCGTCGTATTGCGCGTGTTAATCAGGTTACGCAAACCCTCAATAGCAAGTTGCTATTGGGTATGGCTACCGATGAAGAGAAAGCCAAATTACGCGTATGGATGGACTACGTTAATGAAATCGAGAAGATCAGCGATGACGCAGACCCTGAAAAAATCGTGTGGCCAGCGGAGCCAGAGGCATAATGATAAAAGCCGGGGATTACCCGGCTCATTAGTTTAAATCGACAGCGTGCGCCCCAGCGGCGCGCGCTCACACCACCTATCTTTATACGCCTCAGTCGGCTTGCCGAAGGAATAGCGCATCTCCTTTCCTTCCCGTTCGCATAACTCGTATGCGGCCCGAACATTTAACCAAGTGACAATCGTCCCAGGGCAAAATCCGTTATGTTCGCGGTCATACCCACCATTCACATAATCAAAGCAGATCCATTCTGGGCTATCAGCGCGAGTAATTAATTGAAAAGCACACGGCAGGCCGTTATAGAACAGCACAAAACCGAATATCATTTCACGCAGCGACGTTATCATTTCCATCATTTGACGCTTGTTTCCGGGCTCTTGCCCCCAACGCTTGGCATACAGTTCAAAGTAAATGTCTACAATTTGAGCGGATGTTAATAACGCCTGGTCTAATACTTCACCACCTGAATTCAGGAATTTTTTTAGCTCGCGGTTTCGACTGTTTTTTGTTGATGATGAATATCCACCTTTGCCGCAAGTTTTAGCCAAACAAATTTCACGCTGACTATTAAGCGAAAACGTCGAGTTCAATGTTGAACGGCCGTTTAAGGACGATAGGATTTTTGAGCGATAAGGGATAACTGTTTTAACACTGCTGCTAATTGGTAAAATAATTTCGTCTTTGTTAAACGGGAACATATCAATCCCGATTTTTTTCGACTGACGTCCGACGATAGCGATCTCTTTTCTTCCATTGGTGCACATACCTCCGAGCAGTGAGCCATTGGAGTCCCGTTTGATGTAGTATTTATGGCGTAAGTTAAGTTGACGTTGCATAAAGGATAAAACGTCAGGGTGAGTTACAAAACTGCCGCCATAAAGGCTATAACATTCTCTATATTCTTCTGCTGTGCCTATGCGCCAACCAGACGCATAAGAAATCAATTTCCGTATCATATTTTGCGTTTTATTTCTATTGTTTAAATTAGTATTACTCATCAGCAAGTAGGGCTAGATTTAAAACGAGAAGCCTCTTACGAGGCTTAACGATTTTCCCGGCTTATCACTCTATCAGCTGCAACCCGTGAGAGGAAGCCAGAACGGCTACCATACTCAGGATGCGCGGCGACAAACTGGTCGATGCGACGGATCAGCAGGGAAGGAAGTGTTACGTTGATTTTCTCCGCTTTTCCCATAAGCCGGGTGATATCTACATCTACGAGCGCCCAGACGACGCCGGCGTAATCTGGATCAGATAACCAGGTTTCAACGTTGGTTCCTTCCGGCACTGCTTCGCCATCTTCAACCAATAATTCGATATGCGCCTCGATGGCTTCACGCGCACTCTCGATCGCATCCTGATAGTTGTCGCCCCCGGAGAAGCAGCCAGGAATATCAGGTACGCGAACGCCGAAGGATGAATCGCCTTTATCAATAGCAACTGGATACAGCATGTAAACCTCCAAGAGGTGGGGCTTAGAGCCCCGCCTGTTTCTTGATACTTTTCAGTGTTGGCAGCGGTATGTCTTTCTGTGGATGTTTTACCGTTACCAGCCCTTTCTTCGTTGGGTGCTTGAACTGATGATGACTGCCTTTCACTCTCACCAGATACCACCCATCGGCTTCAATCATTGCTATTGCATTCCTGCTATCCAT